TCTTCAATCGCATAGAGATAAACACTTCTGCTAAATTCAGTATCCCCTAAACTGTTGAATATTTGTTTAGTTTTTTTTACAAAGAACAATCTTTTAGTAAATGGAATTTCCAAATACTTTTCCCACCCGACTACACGAGCGGTCATTCTAACTACTTCCTGCGTTGTCATCGGTTATCGTTTTTAAGTTATTTGTTTTATTCACTAAATTTGTCAATAAATTTTGTCTGTCCTGTTCTTTCTCTGTCTGTAATTGAGCTATGGTGTTGGCAATATCCGCATCATCATCCGCCTTTTGAGTATTGACAGCCCACTGGGTAATAGTATCCATTATTTTTTGCGCCAGATAATCGTTGATAGAGTCGGGGTTATCAATCATCTGCCCCTCGTTATCGGGGTCGGGGACTTGAACTTTCCAACTGACATCACGAGCCATAAGAAGTATCGTGTCGTCGCTTATTCCACTTGTTAATTCACTTAGTTTTGAGATTACTTCATTCATATATTTTTTATATTAATCAATAATTTATAATTGTGTGATTGTGCTACCCGAATTATTACAAATCGTATATCTAATCTGTTCAACTGTCGTAGTCAAACTATCGGTATCTGTAACAGTAACCGTAAATTTATTTGTTCCAGTAACGATTGTAAATACAGGGACATTTGTGCCACCGATGTTTGAAGTCGCTACTGTATTAACTGTCGGAGTAATTTGTGAAGTGTATACTCCGCCTTTATTTACTACATCATATAAAACTCTTCCTGAAATGCTGTGCATATTCGTTCCGTCTGTTGCGGTAATTGTATAGTCTACAATTCCACCTGCTGTTGCGAGAGTTGGTAAAGAAACATCAAATAATCCTATTGCTCCAGTATTAGTTAGATTTTTTACTGATGGCACGATTATTCTGTCTTCCATAGTATTATCCGCTGTTCCTGTTGAAGCGGCGCGAGATAGACTTTGTAAACGGACAGAACTAAAACCCATGCCAGTTGAAAGACCAGGAGCTAAAACCATCGCACCTCCATTCTTATCAGTCGCCGCACTTGTTGCTCCACCTGCTTGAATAGTAAGTCCTAATCCTGCGGTATTAGCGGTAGTATTTCTTTCCATCCAGATTGCTTGAGCAGATTGACCACCGAAAGAAAGAGCATAAGTCGGAGTTAATCCTGCCGTCAATCCTATTCCAATTTTTGTATCAAAAATATAACCAATATATCCATTCTGTGACCCAGAAAATTGAAGCATTCCTGACGAAGAATTTCTTTGAATGGTATAATAATAACCTCCGGTAAAATCTCCCATCCTGATATAAGCTGTTGCTGAATTTAGTCCTATGCTCCCCCCATCGGTATTTGTAGCATTATTTACTTGAAAATATACAGGGTCTGATGTAAGCACGGGATTGCCATTAAGTTTAAGAGCAGACGTAAAATTACCAGTGCCGGTTGTAATTCCAGAATACGGATTACCTTGACTTCCAAGGATATCCAAAAATCCTGTGGAGGAATTACGATTAAATGTATAAGTATAACCACCATTATTTAAAGTCAATAACACAGCACTTTGAGAACTACTGGATATATATAAAGGAGTAGTCGGAGCTGTAGTTCCGATACCGACATTGCCGAGAATATAACTATTCCCTGCACCGGTTGAAGCCAGTTGTCCGCCCATTGTCAAATCTCCAGCGGTGTCGATGATAACAAGAGGCGCGGAACCTGCAGCGGTGTTCAGAGTTCCAGTGTATCCATTATTATAAAGCCATGGACCAAGCAAAGAAGAAGGTGGAGTTGTTGCAGAAGAACCATAATACCATTGACCACCAGCACCACTACCCAAAACTGTTGAAATAGTCCAGTAAGTGGCACTCTGGTACCAAATATACCAACTATCAGTTCCGCGTTGATAATAATTATACCCACCATACTGTCCTTTATACGAGTAAGTCCCTGCTGGATTAGTATTACAACCAGAACAACTCACCACCACCGGAATAACTGTCGACGCACCGATTGTTGCCGACTGCGACACCAAAGCCCCAACACTCGAAACCGTAAACTGATTATTATCCCCCACGGTCAGCAACTGACTCGGATTCGTCGTCCCGATGCCCAATCTATTATTTACTTCATCATAAGCTGAAGTTCCAAACAATATCTTGCCCTTCGTCGCATTAATAGTTGACGACAGAGTAAGATTTCCCGAAGCCGCCGTATCGCCATAGATAGTTTGTCCGCCAGAAAGACCTGTTGAAAGATTATTAGTAATAGTTCTGCCTATATTAGTCAGACCAGTTGAAAAAGTTAATCCTGAAGCGGGCGAGGAATTACCGATAGTAAAGTTTGGATATGAACCAGACACCGATATTCCCGTTGTGGTAGCTATACTGACGACTTTATCAGGGGCGGTGTTAGTGATAACGCCCGTAGAAGTAGCGTAAGAAATCCCCGTGCCGGCCGACAGACTGTTTAAAGTAATAAATTTAGAAGTAGAATTGCTGGCGGTTGAAAGGTCTTGACCGGAGATATTTAAGATATACCCTGGATTAGTGAATACTAAATGAGAGCCAGAAGTTCCTGAGCCAGATAAAGGACTATCGGCGATTACTCCTGATATATAACTGCTTGGATTACTATCCGCATAACATCCAAGATTAGTCCTCGCTACCGTTGTAGAAGCAACATCACTTAAATTATTAGAATTAATAAGATAGCCCATTCCCGTCCAAGGTGTATCTGTGATACCATATCCTGAAACAGTCGTCGGATGACTTGTTAATTCGGCGAAAGAATAACTTGGTTTTACAGAAGCCTTAGCCCAAGCGTAGACATCACTGGCAGGAAGAGTCGTAGGATAATCAGGTAAGCCATAAGCTGATGTAGTCGTCGGATGACTACCAGAATACCAATAGCCTAATAATGTCCATGGAGTTCCTGATACATATCCTGCGTCATTAGTCCATTGTGAAACAGATGATGTGGCAAAATTAGCAACTGTTAAATTAGTTGAAGTAGAGATGTAATGATTTGGATTAGAAGCAAGATAATAAGTTCCTGATGTAGCATTTTGCCAAGTTCCTTGCCAATTTCCCGTTGAAGTCGCCACATATTGAGTAGACGAAGCAAGAAAATCTGATGAATTTTTTGATTGCCAAGTGCCTATCCAGTTGCCTGTCGTAGTTGAAATATAAGAACCAATCGGTTGATAAATAAGAGCCGCGGTGCTTGTTGTTAAGTAAGGGATTAAAGCTGTTGAAGTTATATATCCAGCAGGATTGGAAATTCTATAATAAGTTGAAGAGGCGGTGCTTGTAGTTAAATAAGGACTTAATGCCGCTAAGGTAATATAACTCGCGGGATTAGTTTGTAGATAATAAGTTGAAGCCGCCGTCGTCGTTGAAAGTTTTGAATTTAATGCCGATTGTAAATCGCTTTGATTAGCTATATTTCCAGTAATCTGTCCCCATACTCCACCACCGCTAATAATTCCTAATGAGGAGGTAGAAACCCATTGTGGATAGCCATTATTAGTTTGTAAAACATAACCTGTTGTTCCAGTGGGAAGAGTATTTAAAATCTCATTGGTTGAAGAGCCATATAAAAGAGCCCCATTAGAAATGGACGATAACCCCGTGCCACCTTGATTAACTTTAAAAACAGAAGGACTAAGAGCTAATGCTGGAAAAGCAAGAGCTAATAGTAAGGAGGATAATAATAGTATTTTTTTTATTTTCATACAGTTTTGTAAAATGCGACAGGCGGATTATCAATTGGAGCGTTTAATAAAGTTATAACCCTACCTGAAATTGTATAATCAGCTCCAGGTGACAAAAATTGACCATCTAAACGAACATCCGCAAATCCAGGAGCGACATCAAGCGGAAATGAAAAAACTTTATTAACTCCATCAACGACTCCAATAAGGATTGTAAACGGTTGCTCGCCATATATCGGCTGAGGAATAGGTGGAGCAGGTTGATAAACATAACTTCCTTCTTTAATCCAACATCTGAAAGTTAAAGCTTTATGCCAGATACGCCTATCGCTCTCAAACAAATCTACGCCAGCGTCTTGTCGTTGCCATCTTAATATCGCTGAATTTACGCCTTGATTGAATTGCTGATAATCTAAAAGCTGTTGAACTCGTTCGGTAATCTGCTCTTTTTCCAACTCGCTTAATCTTGACCAGATATTGACTTGGATTTGAACACTCTTCTCATATTTTGGATTAGTCAAGATAGCTTCTCCGACCATGTTAACCGTTATCAAAGGAAATAAAGTCGTCTCAGGAAAAATATCAACTCCTTCAGGGTAAATTCTGTCGCCAACAAAGGCGTTGATTACCGTATCATTTAAAAGCGTGTTTATCGTATTTTGGAGAATGACAATCATATTCCGTTAAATATTTTCTTAAACATCTCTACAAATATATTTCTATTTTTCTCAACCGCAGGACGGAGATAAGGCCGCGGGGACATCTTGCTCGTTCCAAATTCCAACATCTCAGGATAAGTAGCACTGTTCTTTTGAGCGTTATCACCAACTATCCCTGTAATCAACTTACCTGTTTTTTCAATCTGATTATAAACACTTCTATATAAAGTTCCCGTTCTCTTATGTGGTGGTTGTCCTGGCTCACTAACTGGCGGGAAATTAGTATTCAAAGATTTTTGAACATCCGATTTTACTTTTATAACAAATGATTTCATCGCATTTTCTGCCGCGTAAATTGCTTTATCTGGTGCTTGTTTTATTCTTTTTTGATACTCTTCTAAACCTGATAAATTCATTTCTATGTTCATACTAAGGAATGATTAAACTGTATTCATAATGGTCTATGCCGCCAATCATTGAGATGGCGGGCATCACTCCGCTAACGATAAATTCTTGCTGATAACCAAGTCCTGAGACATTATCGCTTGAAACCATAAACACTCTATCTTCTATATTTAACGGAGTTGAAGCGTCAACATAAAGAATATTAGTTGGCTCAACTCTCTCGCCTGTGGGCTTAAATTGAATGCTTGATTGCTTTATCTCTAACCGACAAGGCAGATTGATATAAATATTTACCCAGTTATCTACCTTTCCATAATTCGGAGCGTTTAAGATGTCTTTGACTGGATTTCCTGCTCTCCTTTTAACATTACACTTCATCGTTAAAGCCGCGAATATAGAACCTGAAACGACGGGAGATTGAACCGCTACGAAGCTATCACTTGTTAAATTTATATTCGGCATATTATGTAAATATCATTGAACTTAATTTATACTTGTCAAGGATTTTTGACGCCTCGTCATCAATCGGATTACTTGAACGACCTTTCGCGAATGTTTGTAAAGTAGTTTGCGTTTTAAATGAAGCCAGTCCCAGAGGATTATACTTTCCTAAGCCAATCATTTTGCCAACGATTAGAGCCGTGGCGTATTTAATATCTTGCGGGATAACATCATAGCCGCAGGTATAATTAGTCCAGACTATCCCCAGCTGAGAAGACTCCAAGATTACCGAAGGGATAGGCGTGCCTGTTCCAAGAGGAGAACCTTGTCCCGCCGTTGAAAGCATCGGCACTATCTGGTAATAACCCTGCTCTTGAAAGCACGGGATAAGATATTCCAATGAAAACGGAATAAAGAACTTGAGAACTTGGATGGTCACGGAATTAATCTGAGTGAACGGCTTTTCTTTTAAAGGAATGACGCATAACCGAGGGTTAGAAACTTGGATAGTCACATTCGGATAAGTCTCATCAATCGTTTGCTTTTGAAAATGTCTCCGACAATAACGATTGACATGCGAAGAAGCTTGTAATAGATACTCATCTAACGAGCCATCAAGATAATCAGGATGATTAGCCGTTATTCCCAAACCCTTAGCGATTGGCTGTCTTATGAATTCTTCCTTGGTCATGTAAGCCACATCAACTGGCACGGTCATCGGTTGTCCGTCAGGAGTTGAGTTATTAGTTGTATAGATACCTGAAGCTCTATCGGGAAAGAAAATATCTTGGACAGCGTTTGGGTCGTTGCTTAATACATCACTGGCGTCAGTCGCCTTAACCTGATAGGCGTCTCGTTCGTCTTCATCAGAGCCAAAGAAGGTGTAGCTAACCAACGGAGACAAAACATCGGCGACAAAATTATAAGCCGAAGCGGCGGGCTGTATCTTTTTACGATAGACCTTATACTTATAAGCTCCTGATATAGCATTCCAGCTAATTTGGATATTGCGTTTAATCATAACTTTCTTTTTTTAACTGATTTCAAAGTATAAAGCGCCGATAGACATTATCGCCGAGTGAAACATGCATAAATTTTTTACCTGATTATTACACTCATCTTCAATTTGTTGTTGAGTATAAGCCGATGCGTCTACCAACTTGTAATCTTTCTCACCTTGTATCATATATTTTATTAGCGAAGACGATTGTAAAAACAAAGTATCTTCTCTATTCTTATAAATTTTTCTTTATTAGCGTTGTAAAGTTCTTCAAGGAACTTTCCATCGGCGGTATACATCTCATCATATCTTTTATCAACGATTAATTCTTTTTTTAAAACAAACTGTGCCTGGTCTATATGACAATGCCTCGGGTCAATCCCTCGCTCACAGCCATTGTTGAATTGCTGTTTGAATAAAACTCCTTGGACATTTGGGTCGGTGATATTTTCAAGCTCTTTGACCAGCTGCGGATGTAAGAGGTTGTCGTCATCCAATACCCACACCCAGCCTTCTTCTATTATGCTGAGAGCGAGATTTCTCTGTGGATAGCCAGCAAGTTTTTTGTCAAGCCAAAATTCTCTTACCCAAGGAATATGTTTAAATTTTCTCTCTCCCTGCTCAGCGTCATAGACGATATACCACCAAATTTTTTCTTTATCGCCATAAGACTTTATTGACTCGTATAATTTTTGTAAATTCTCGGGACGGGAACAGGGCGTGACAATGTTTAGCATAATATCTTATCTAATGTATTTATAAAATCTGTCGTTGACTTAGTCCAATTCCAATTAAAGTGAACTCGCTCACTGGCCTGCTTGCCCATCGTCTTTATCTTATCCCGATGCTCATAAGCCCAGCGCATCTTCTGCTTTAACTGTGCGAAATCAGGCTCCGCCCATAAACCACATTCTTCCTTATAAATTTCCTTGGTAAAATTTAACGCTGGCTCTAACTTATAATCTAACAATAAGGTATCATCTTTATCCCCAAAATCAGCTAAGCCTGACCAGTTAGTCATTATACAGGGAATGCCGGTCGCCATCGCCTCTAACGGCGGAAGACCAAACCCTTCGCCACGGGACGGGAAAACGAAACAATCCATCTGGCTTAGATACTCCAACTTCTTCTCGTGACTACACACCTCACCGATGACGATTATTCTACTGTCGTCTATCTTGCCTAAGTTCAACATCGCATCGCTGGTCTTCAACATCAAGGCTACATCTTTCTCGGTCTTAAATTCCTCCTTGAAAGCCTTAATCAATAAATCCGTTCCTTTTCTGATTGATAGCCTTCCTAAGCTGCCAAACACGAAGGTGCTATTCTCAGAACGCTCTATGTAGGGATACTTCAACGGATCAACTCCGTGATAATAGATATAGATAGGAACTTTAACTCCTGAATTTTTAAAGCACTCTACATTTTGCTTACAGGTGGTAAATATTCCATCCATCTTATTCATCTGGCCGACCCAAGACGGCGGCACTTGTGAGGTCTCCCAGGGAGTGTAGCCGAACATCCTCTCGGCCATGTTCCGCCGATACTGCCCAGGTTGACGATACTGAATGACGACGCAGTCAGGGTCAATATTCTTTTTGTAGTTGCTAAATTCCTCATCGAAAAAAGACTTCTTATCAAACTGCTGACCGCCGAAACAAACATCAACCCCTAAATTTCCCAAGCTCTTGACGGCGTTCATTGACACCGAGCCAAACCCAGAGAAGCTGTCGGCGTTAGACTCCCAATACAACTTACGATAATCCTTAGTCCAGTTTTTAGAATTATATGGACAAGTGTAGTCAGAGAGCAGCTCAAAGTCGTCATTCTTCAATAGCTCAATGGCGTCGGCCGGAGAGACCTTAGTCAAGCTATCTTTAAATTGAACATAATGACCTTTAATGTTATCTCTAACCCAGAAAAATCTTCCTGGATATTTTTTGTCTCTGACTACACATTCCATATTTAGATGTATTATTGAATATAATCAGTCACGTAATCCAAAACTTCATAGGCGGCATCAAAGGCGTTGCTCGCTCCAGCCATAAGCGCTCTGACTTGGGTGATGTCTAATCCTGGGTCTTTGTAATTAAAGCCATTAGCCTGATCAGGTGTTAATCCACCTGACGAGGAATAGCTCGCAGCTCTGGCTACGCGATGAGCCATCTTCAAATACCTCTCAACCGTTCTTAAGTTTTCAATTGATAGTATCATATTATTTCTTATCAACTAACGGAACATATTCTATTCCAAGCTCTTTACAAGCGGCCTTAATCAATAATCCTAACGCTATTAATTCTGTTTTGATGTTCATATTATTGAATGTAATCACTTATAAAGTAAGCTATTAATGCCGCCGCTCCCTTCGGATAGTTAGCTAACGCCATCAAAAAGCGAACTGTAGCTATGTCTCCGATGTTGCTTTTTCTGTTTAAAGAATTTACATTAGAAGGCTCAATTGAACCATCCGTTGAATAGGAAGCCGCTCGCACCGCACGATAAGCGTTCTTTAAAATCCTCTCGGTTGACCGTAAATTTTCAATTGTTAATTCCATTGCCATATATTTCTCCTTTATATTTATGCGCCTTAGGGTAGCGCTTAAAAACCCGACCTTTTATTTTTTTATACTTTGCTGTGTCCATTTTATCGGCTTCATGATGTCATTGAAAGGATAAGCATATACCTCTTCACCTAAATTACCCCACTTACAGATATAATAATTTCTATTTTTCCTAAACATCTCAGTGTTGACTATTCCACCGTTAACTTGATTTTGCGTCTTAGAGCCAAAGTGATGATATAAGGCGTTCGGATATTTAATTGATTTTAATCCAGCCATCTTGATCCGATACTCCATGTCGTTATCTTCAAAATATGCTCTCTCAAATCCCTCGTCAAATTCACCGACTGACTCAAATAATCTTTTATCAATCATAAATGCTGAATAGTCGCCGCCATTTATCTCATCTATCAAAAGATTTTGCCCAAAATTACACTCAGGTTGGTTAGTTGGACTTATCAAAACGATGTTATTCTTATTCATTCTTTCAACTAATTCTCTAATACACTTTTCTTCAAATATCGTATCGTTATTAATTACAAAGCAATAATCCGCGCCCTCTTCAAACGCCTTTTTAATCCCTAAGTTCCAAGACTTAGCGACGCCCAAGTTTTCTTCGTTTCTGATTAATTGGATTGAGATACCCGCTCTTATCTTTTCTTCAATCCTCTCCTTGGTCTCATCGGTTGAGCCGTTGTCTATAATGATTAAATTCAATAGACAATCCTCGGGAAGTATCTGTCTTGCGAGAGAATTTATACAATTCTCGGTATATTCTTTCCAGAGATTTATGACAGGAATAATTGTTGTAATTTTCATAAAATAAGTTTAATTTATTTTAATCAACTCGCCTCAGAAACCACCGCATTTCTGGAGGTGAACCGACTAAGAATTCGGATCAGCTACATTCGCGATAACCGCTTGCCACGGCTCAGCTTTAACGGCTAAGACCGTATACTCATTGATGTAAAATCTGACTGTATCAGCTACCTTAGCTAATTCAGTTCTTCCAACCGGCAATAAGTCAACCATCTCTAATTCAGGGACGTTCAAAACGTATACATTAGAAATAGGATAACCTTGCGGTCCGGATGAACCAGCCTGATTTACAGGATAAGGAGAGGCAGGATTGATGAAGAAATCACCAATCAATGGCAGAACGCCAGCCGGAGTCTGAATGTTATTCGCATTCAAGCCCATCGTGACGGTAGTGCCAGCGCTCGCGATATATCGTAAATCACCTAAGAGCAAAGAGTTCAATTGATTTTGAACACCAAAAGAACAAAACACGTGCGTCGGTTGACCACCTTCTAATCTGATCAGCTTTACAGCCTTACAGATATCTTCGTAGTTCAACGCTGCGCCGCCTTTGTCAATATAGTTGGTTTTCAATTGTCTGTCTAAGCCATCAAACTGTAGTCCGACAATCGGATTACCCTGAGAGTCATATCCAATTTGAGTCTCATCGCCGTGAAATATCGCCCACTCTTCAGCTTGAATTAACTGACGCAATTTAGCTTCAGCTACCTCAGCTTCTATATCCGTAAATGACCTGCCACTTGCAATCATCGGACCCGTTATATTCGCCGCTACGCCTAAATATTTATAGGCAGCAGTTTTTTGTTGATACACAGGGTCGCTGAAAACAGGGGCGTCGCCATCAGCATAGAAAAGTTGGGTAGTAAGTTCAGCTTGAGTCGCGCCAAGTTTAATTCTTTGATTCCATAGATGAGCTCTCCCTTCCCCTTTCTTTCTCTTTAAGATGTCTCTTAAAGGAGTTTCACGATAGGTTAGCTTAACAATGGAAGCTTCTAAATCTTGCGATTTTGTTTATTAGCAATTACTATTATTCATTGCTCTCCAATTACTTGGAGTGTCGGACTATATCATCATCCAAAATATATTTTACAATAGTGTCTAATTTTTCATTTCTAATAACTTTAAATCTTTTTACTCTATAACCCAATTTTCTTAATTCTTTGCTAATTAAATTATCTTTATCTCTTGAATTTCTGTGCCAATAAATTCCATCAAGATAAATACAAAGATTTGTTTTAGGAATGAAAATATCTACATAAGTCAAAATTTTATCTGTTAAAACTCTATGTTGAGAAATAAAATTAATGTTATTTAATCTTAATTTTTCACATACAATTATTTCTAATTTAGAAACTCTTGTTGTTTTAATTGATGCTCTGGCAATTCTACCTATTTATTTTCTTCTCTCTTCGGGAATAAGCATTAATGATTTTGAAATATTTTTACTTATACTTCTTAATTTTTTAGAAGTTTTTTTAGTTAAACCTTTATTCCAAACATCATAATTATGCTTTCTGCCTAATTGCCATTTGCTCATTTTATCTCTTGTCGCTTGAGTATGCTTTTTATTAAAAGTAGATTTATGTCCCATTAACGCTTTACTGAGTTTTATCTTATAATTTTCATACTCAGGATTATTAATCCGAGCTAAAGTATAGTTTAAAACTCTTGGGTCATCTTTCGTCAAACCTTTATTCCAAGCGACCCTACCTTTCATAGCATCACTTAAATTTTGCCTATGTTCTATTGTAAATGTTCTTTTTGGAGTCTCGCGTGTAGTCTCTACGGACTCGCTATTTTCTTGTCTCATAAATTTGTAGTTAATAATTATATTCCTAATTATACTACATCTTGCCGAGCAAGTAAATAGATTGCCTCGGTATTGTCCTCTATTCCCATAAATAGTAGGAGTTCACCGATACAGCGAGATTTTCTTAAAGGATATTGCTATCCTTTGCTCGCCAAAATTATCAACGAGCTAAGAGTGAATTTGGGATACCACCCGCAAATGTTAAATTCACGGATTTCTCAAATTGCTCTAACGCTTTATTAATATCCATATCTTTATTCGTTGTTAATTTGCTTATCTATATCGCAGTTTATCTATTTTTAAACAGCACCGCTTCACTTAGTTGACCTTTATGCCAAAGTTTTAAATATAGCGCAAAATTTTAATTAATATCTAATTCCTCTTATTTAGAGGATAGATTTTTCTTAAAGTAGTCCTGAAAACTTACATCCTTATCAGCTAAGTCTTTGCTTTTATTAACCTCTTCATCTTCGCCATCATCGGCAATCTTAGTGTTCTTTTCAACGATGAACGCTTTTGCTTTTCGTTCATTCGGCTGTTTCAAGAATTTTTCCACCGCTAACTCAAGATTAAGAACTCTCTTGCCGTGCTTAAGCAAACTCTTCTCAACAATGTTAGTCATCACCTTGGTTAACACATTCATATCAACCTCAGATTTTTTAGACTTACTTGTAGATTCAGAGTCGCTTGAGCTGTCAGATGAATCTGAGCTATCTGACTCAGAGCTGTCAGATGAATCTGAGCTATCTGACTCAGAGCTATCAGAACCATTGGAACTTTCAGAGTCTGAGCTACTATCTTCCTTTTTAGTGTGAATAGTTTGCTTTGTTGACTCCATTTTTATTCCCTTAGTTGATTCGGTTTCGGTTGTATCATCTTTCGCTTTATCGGTTTCATCGGTTGTGGAATCATCGGTCGTATCATCCGCCTTGCCACAACCTTTTTCCATTCCTTTGAAAGCATCTTCAAATGCTTTCATGACGATGGACTTAGTCATTTTTAAATCTTTTTCATTCATAATATTGTTATTAGTAATTTTATAATTGGTTTGTTTTAAAAATTCATCAGGAATAGATTTCGCTATGGAATACTGCCAATCTAACTTCTTATTCTCTGACAGATATTGTTTATAGAAATCAGCTACTCCTGGGTCATTTTTATTCTTTTTCTTGGCGACAAGCCAAGTATCAAAATTACTTGGTCTATTTGTCACACTAACCTCCTTCAACAAGACATCGTAAAATGTCTTGACTTTTCTCCCAAGGGTTTCGGCCATTTCAAGTCCAGCTCGCTTTACTATGCCAGCGATGGACAACCCAAGTTGCGCACCATTTTTTAGTGCTCTATATAAATCAATAGACTTGCTACTGTCTTTATTTAATTCTGCTCTGATGTGGAACTGTCCTCGGTCGTCAATCCAGCCCTTCGTGATGCCGCCAAGCAATCCGTCCCACTCCTTGCTGTGTTCTGAGCGAAGTTGAACTCCACCTTTGTCAATACAATCAACCATCGCTTTCAACGCCTCAGGAGCCATCCGTTCCTCATCATGGTCAACATTCGTGGTAGAGGCGAGTCCTTCAACTATCATGTGTTCAGGTAGCGTCTCTTCTCTGACAATATTCCCGTTAAAATCTTTAACGATCCTTGTCTCCATTTGTCCGCTCTCTGATGTGCAGGCTTTCTCAATTATAAATTGAAAAGGAACTCCACCTGTTATCTCAAAATCTACTGGCTGGCCGTCTTTATTCACACCTTTAAATTTAGAAAAGTCTATGCCCTTCTTTGTGCGCGGAGTTTTGTCTTCAGGCTTCAGAGGCTTATGAGGTTGCTCAGGCGAGTCAATGTTTCCACCTTCACCACCCTCATAGGTATCAAAATCATCCTTCGTGGTATCTTGGGAGTCCATGAAATCACGGCCTTCATTAAATTTTTTCTTTTTTTGAACTTTTTGAACTGAATAATTATCAATCCAAAACTTTTTAAAATCATTATCCATAAAAACGCACCACCGCTTTTATGTTATTTATTATTCGCTCTTATATTGAGCGATTATATTATCCGCTAAATCATCTAAGTTATTTTCATCAATAAACGGCTCTACGCTACACTCACAATTCGGGTGTAAGGGAGGGTCTCCAGCATCTTCTAAATCATCTCGGCTTAATAGCTGATCGGCATAGGCGTTCTGACAATCATCGCAAGCATCAGCGTCTAATAGAACTTCAAACTTCTCAACTCCTAACTCTTGGCCTGCTTCAATGCTTCCTTGATTAGCCGCCCAAGCGGTCTCAGTCTTAGCGATTCGCTTGACCTCAAACTCTTCTAAGGGTAAGGAAAACTTCTCCATCGCGTTATCAGAAATCTCGCTCATCGGCTTGCCTTGGTCGGCCTCATTCTCAATGTAGTTTAACAATCGTTCTTGCTTATTGGCGGCGACGATCTTAATCATATTCGTGCCCCGCTCTTTTAATTTTGTATAAATCTTATTTCGCTCTATTGACTTCTCAACCTTCTTACCTAATACCGTTTCAATCATCGCTTCGCTGACTCCTTTGCCTTTCAACTTCTTAGCTATCTTCTTAGAAAAATTCTTAACGCCTAACTCAAATGATTGTTTATAAAAATCTTCAACGCTCTTGGTGTATCTTAACCCTAAGTTATTTCTTGGAGCTTTATCAGCGGCCTCGGAAAGCACGGCGTCTGAGGCAATCATCTTCTTGGTCTTAGCCGTATCCCGTATCAAGCGAGCGATGTTAGGCTTTAATTTTTTAGATTGCTCAGTTAAGTGCGAGGCTAACTCTTCGGCTGGCTTATCCATTACTCCTTTCCAGAAGTTATCATGCTCGTCAATTTGCCTCTGCTTATAATAGCCTTTTTCAAAGCTCTTCTTCATCGCCTCATTCAACCTCGTGTAATAATCAGCCTTCTCGTCCAAGTGAGCCATCACTATCTTAGCGGTCATAACTGGGTCGCCCATCGTAATGTTCTTATGTTCCAATTCTTCATTCATCCCTATCGTAAATTCGTCTATGCTGTAATCTCCGTCGTCAATGCCTAACTCCTTCCAGACTTGCTTAGTATCATCGGTCGTAAAAATGCCTTTCTCAACTCCATCCTCAGCGGACTTTTGAACCTTCAACTGCTCGGCGTCCAGGCCAGTAAGATGTAAAAATAAATCTCTCAACCTTGGGATGCTGTCTAAGATATGCGGAATGGAAAATTTATATTTTTCCCACGCTTTTGAATTGCCGATAAATTGATAGTCAAAGCCATAAGCTCTTTTATCGGGCGTGATGATATATTGGTTCGCCCGTCTGTCGCCCATTCCTTTTTCTTTTTCGTATTTCCAAAGGTTAGCTAAATCGGTGATAGCCTTCTCATACTCGCCAGGCACTCGCTTCATGTCATCTAATAATAAAGTCTCTGTTAACCCTTTGCCTTCAATATAAGGCATCACGGTATACTTATCATACTTGCGAGAATTTCCAAACTTAGTCTCCCACTTTTTGGAGTAATACTCCGAAGCCATATTTTGATAACGCTTAAACTCATTTCTTAATCCAGTCGTCGGCAGATAGCTATTTATATCTACCGCCGCCACCAACGAAACAGGTTTGACGTTCAATCCTGCGTCGGCCATCTCCTTGGTTGTCTTAACCTCCACATCTATGCCGTTGATATTAACCGCGACAGGCGGCTTAATCACAAAGCCATTCTTACCGAACTTATCCGTCCAGATAAAAGGTTGTCCAAAACCTCTATCATCCATCCAACAGATATAATCATCAAGATGAACTTTCTTTTCAATCTGTTTCTCAGTTGAACTTTCACTTTCAGAAGTATAACCAATTTCGTCTCTTATCCCCGCGACATTCTCATGTCCATAGTCTCCTTCCTTATTGACGCTTGACTCATCGCTTATAGTATTGATTGAGCTAATATCAGAATCTGATTGAGTCTCTGATTGAGTTTTACCGCCTGACTCATTTTCAGTCATAGTCTCTTCGTTAGCCAAATCTTCAGGAGCCACATCATCAATCGGCGTCGCGTCAATCTCTTTAATAGTTCCACCTGGTAATAAGATAAAAGGTTTAACGCCACCCTTGATAGGTTTTAATCCTTTTAATAGTCTATATTCGTTGATAGATACCGCTCCAGCCTTAGACTCAATCGCAAATATATTAGCCGCCTCCATCGGGTCAAAGGTGTCTAACCCTGTCCAATCAAACTCCACGTCATCAAAGCCAAACCAATTTTTTATAATCTCTCTATTAAAAGAAGCTTTTAGTAATTGTAAAATTGAGCTATAACCCTTTGACTCGGAGATGTCTTGCTGCACCTCTGAGATAGCTCTGTTCAACCCCATCTCAGCCGTCATGCCGATGTCCTGCGGGCTTATCTCAAAAGCTCCACATAATATCTTCATCAGCCAAGTTTGATAATTTTTAAACTGCATGTCAATCGGCTTGCCGGTGTCCATGTCAACGACATCAAAGCCCTCACTGCCAGCGATAAAAGCCGTCTTCCATGGCTTGCCTTCAATCTCAGATTTCCAGTAAGCTCTCATGGCCTCAACCTCAGCTGGCGGAACATCCTTGCCGAGATTAATTAACTTCGGTGGCAAAGTCCCGACGTCAAAATACTGCCCCATGTAATTGTCGGCGTTCAAGATATTAGTCGCCGCCATTATCGCTCCCTCTAACGAGGAGAAGCCATATCCATAGTTTTGAATATCGCCTTGCGGGTTCTGCATGATATAGACAAATTCATCTCTATTCCAGACGGCGTCAGGCTCTATGCCTTGGTTCATCGGCATCCATTGGCCATATGCTGGTTCAGCCATTTCTCCATGAATATCAAACATCGGCTTGATGGTCGCTCCGTCAACAAAATAAATCTCAGCCGGCAATCCGCTCTTATCGTTAACCTTCTCAAAACACCCAGCATCTAAAACCAAGATATCCTCAAGCAACTTATCTAAGAAGGTGCGAAAGCTGTCGTAGCGATTTGGCTTATCAAAGAACTCGGTCAGTATCTCAATGTGCTTGTCATCGGCTTGGTTTTCTTCTTTCGACTTAATCGTCCATTCGGTTTGAGTTATCTTATGCTTCAAGGTGTTTATACAAAGCCGAGCGATGTGAACCGCCTTAGACATCCGCCTTAGAGTTTGAAAGGTGATGCGGGTTGGCTTTCTAATTCCCTTCTCGGTGCTCCGATAGAAGACTTTGCTCGTATCTAACACCAAGCCCTGCTTCTCGGAAGACTTAACCACCTCAACGGGAGTCACCTCGCTGGTTATCTTCTTGTTAATATTATCAACGACGCTATTTGAGATGCGGTTGATTATATTATCAAATGTTTTTTGAAAGATATTCATCTTATTTATAAACCTTAGTTTGTATCTTTTTGATAAATTTTATATCCCTGCTCTGTATCGTTATCTCAATCTTTCCCCAGATTACTCGGCGAAGTATGTCTATCAAGTCGGACTCCTTATCAGTCAGGCAAAATGTCTTCAGCTCTTTTTCCATATTAAGCTCGTCTAATCCCTGGCTTAGCTAAAAATTCAATATCAGAACTCTTGGCCATCGTCAGGTGATTGCCGCAATTACGGCAGTGAAAATAAATCATCCCCTCTTCAATGGAGACATCGGTATTTGTGTTCGACATCAAATCCGTCTCATTTCTCTCCCCCAGCTCCGTGTAGCAAGCGGGGCATTTAATTTTTTCCATATTATTTTTCTTTAATATCTACCTCTATGTTTTTAAAAATATTACAGCTCTCTAAGCCCACCTTAACGGCCTGTGAATAAGCCGCCGACACCAGGCCAGTCTTTCCTAAGACCTCCCTGTAAATCTTGCCGTCAATCACTCGCTCACTGTTTGATAAAATTAAGTAATTCATATCTATAACTTAGCCGAATATCTCGGTAGCCAATCTATAAAGTATTTTAAATTATCGGTCTCGTCCTTTCTATCATCCCAGAATAGGCGAACGGCCGACTTGATAAACCGATTGATGGCCGTCAGTTTCTCCACCGCCTCCTCCATCGCTATCACGGCTTTGTGATTTTTTAAAGTGTAGGTATCATCAATCCCGAAGTTAATCTCCCACTTGCCATCCTTAGCCTTGTCCTTTATCTCATTCAACTTAGCCCAACACATCTCATCCAAGAAGCTGATATAACTTTTTATTGAATTGGAGTTAGTCTTGCTTTGAATAAAATCATCCGCGACCTTGATGGCGAATAAAGTAGCGTATTGGATTACGATCTTCCGATTTTTACTCTTTGCGGCGGTCGGAAGCATCATCCCGCTAAAATTAGATTTTAGTTTTTCTATCTTGCTCATATGACTGGCGGAGCTTTAAAGGCTTCTCTTAACGCGGCGGGCGGAGTTTTATAAGAGTTAAAGTCTTTCGGTATCAATGGACGCTCACCTAACGACCTTAACTCAGGCTTTACTATCTCGTTAAGAATAGGAGCTTTTGAAATATCACAAGAAGCGCACTTCTTTATGGTTATCGTCGCCTCCTCCAATTCTTCCTCGGGCTTTAATTGTCCACAGCAATCGCATCGCTTGTAATTGGACATAAATTTAATTTAAAAATATTTAAGTAAAGTTTGTTATTAATATCTAAGTCGCAGGCTTCATAAGCAAGCGTCTTAACATCAATCGCGTGAAATCCACTCTCATTAAAGATATAAAATTCTACTCCCATCCAATCCTTAAATGCGTTTCGCCACTCCGACTCAGCTAATCTTCCATATTGCCAAACTCCATCACTGTCTAATCCTCTGAATAGCATCGGCTTTATAACTCCATCTGGGCAATCAATTAATTTCATACATAGATAACTCCAATCCCTCTGCGTATCCCATCCTCACTAATCTCTAATATTTTTCTATTTATCTTAATCTCTTGCCAAGGCTTCTTACATTCGTGATTGATGTCGTGTAAAGCGATGACACCGCTCTTACTCATCAGCGGCAGGTAATTTTTAAAATCAGCCATACAGCCCTCGTAGCTATGGTCGCCGTCTATGAATAAGAAATCTATGCCGTCGGGAAATTCTTGCTTGACTCTATCAATCGTTTCTTTTGACTTTGAGTCTTCCGTGATTGAAACAAACTTAGGCACATCTTTAAATATCTCAGGCCACTTAGCTCTTGACTCAATTAACTTATCATATCGTCCATCGCTTAACGGAATTAACTTGTCAACAGACATCAACTTATTTAAGCCGATAAATCCTTCCGCCCAGCACCAGAGACTGCCGCCATAGAAAGAACCAATCTCTAAGACATTCTTGATAACCAGTGGGTCGCAATCAATAACCTCATTAATTAACTTATTCACCTCCCATTCATTTTGTAAAATCTCAACGGGGCAGTCTTTTAATTTAATCATATAAATAAAAGTTGGCTGACTCATCTATCGTTGGCTTCAAGTCATTTAACTGAGGATAGTTTAATTTAAGAGTCCATCTGCCCTTTCCAACCCACCTCAGCACCAACTGTTTATTATTTAACCTCTTCTTTAACTTCTTCCGCTTCCTTAACTTCGCCAGTATTTTCCACGGCGACTTTTTCTCCTTCTTCGCAGGGATTAGGAGCGTCAATGACTTCCTCTTTTTTGTCTTCCATAAATTTATTGATTATTTTTTTAAAGTTTACTCTCTTCATATATGAATTGGCTATTAGTAATCTCTCTCTATCCTCTCTTTTTCGCTCGCCTTTATCAGCTCTCGGTCTAACTGTCTGATCTGCTCTCTCTTTTCTTCAGGCGTTAGCTGTTTAACCTCTCCAACTACGATAGGCTTCAGTGGCTCAACCGTCTGTTCATAAGGCATCTTATCTCCATCTAACCTCGCGAAGCTTATCTTGGTCTTTGTAAAGAATGAGGCAAGCGGATAACGAGTGGCATCCATGGCGTGGTCATCTACCTTGACGGGTTTTTCTTTAATCTCCTTATTCTCTTTAAACTCAGGGTAATGATAAATCTCTATCTCCTCTAAAAAGAACTTACAGCGAGGGTGAACATAAAATCTCTTTTCTTTTATCAATCCTTGAATAATCCCGACCCCGAAATCTATGTCTTTGTTAGAGTCTCTGATGACAAATCCCTCTCTCCTGAACTCCTCTATCCTGTCTTGCTCGGCTGAGTCGGCGTAAAATGTAGAGATAGGATACTTATCTAAGAACGCCTTCGCTATGGCTGATAGCTCGCTGGTTATCTTATTACTCTCGTAAAACTCGTCTATTATGTAAATTACATTATCTTTAATTCCCAAGATGATTATCGCCGTTGGAGCTTTAAATCCCCAGTCAATCCCCGCTAAGACTACATCAAACGAGTTTGGAATTTTATCCGTGACGTTAAATGAGTAATTAAAGTCCTCATATACCAACCCCTCCATCTTTGTAAATAAACCGCAGTATCTTCGCTCAAAGGTTCTCCTGTCCATCGTGTCTTTAACTCTATCAAACTCCTCTTGCGGGAAATAAGGATTGTCAACCGAACGGAATTGAATTACATCATAATCCTTATTGCCTTTCTTCCACTGCTCGTAGAAGTCTGTTCTTAGCCAGTTAATTGAATAAGGCGTAGTTGATAAAAAAACATTTCCCTTCAAGATGCTTATGCGACCTTGGATATTAATCCAAGCCTGAAGCTTCATCTGCCCCGCCTCATCCGCCCATATCCATCTCAGCGTCATGCCTTCAATAACATTTGGGTTCTCCGTGGAGCGAATGTAAATAATTCCCCTATTAGGAACTTCAATCGTTCCCTTGCTCTCCTTATAAAATACTCTTAAATCTGGGTTTAATTGAAAAAATTTTGGCAGTGTTGATTGTGAAAGAATCTTGTATGTAGGAGCGCAGATTAATCCATCATCCTTAGGATATTCGTTGTATCTCATCCTTGACCAGCTCGCACCCGCGAAAGTCTTGCCTCCTTGAATGCCTGAGATGATGGCGATAAATCTACTCGGACTTTGTATCGCTCTCGTCTGGTAATCCGTTAGGTCGTATGATATTTGATTTGGTTGGGTCATACGCGTTAAATATAATAGTCGCTAACGGGTTTTCTTTATCGCCTTTGATGGTCTGGGTAGGCGTGCCGTCTATCCTATCCATAACTTCTTTCAATGCTTTAATATCTTTATCTGACATCGCCTTGTCAATCAACTGCTCAACTATAACCTGAGCTTTTGTTTTTTCCTCTAAGGTGCGTGCGTTAATCACTTTCTCTTTTAATACTTTCTTAAT